TGAATTAATAAAAAATAATATTTTATCATTGGGAAAAAAACGCCTGAAATGCTCCTGGTGCGGCAATGCCATAACGCCCGGTCAAGAAATATATGTCCATGTCCCCGAGAAAAAGGCCGGAAAAGATGACCGGATTTATGACCGTATCCTTTGCCTTGAGCAATATATTTGGACAAAAAACGAGTGTCTGGAAGCAGTCGCCAAGCACGGTCTTAATAAACAATAAAAAAAGTTCGTTGGTGTTTTTCCAAAAACGTCCGATCATTGGGGTGTGACCGGAACCAGCTTTCTGGATAGTAAATTCTTTCATGAGGATGAATTTCGCTGTTCCGATTGTCACAAAGTTTACGTCCATCCCAAGCTCCTGAATCTCCTGGAAAAGACAAGGGAGATTTATGGCAAACCGATAATCATTGAATCGGGCTATCGCTGTTTCAAACACAATGCCGAAGTCGGCGGGGTCCCCGGATCTGCTCACCTAACCGGAGAAGCCGCGGATCTCCGCTGCTCATTCGGCCCCGACAGATTCGCACTCCTCACCATCTTCTTTGCCCTGGCTGTCAAGCGCATAGGGATCGCCCGGAATTATATCCACGTCGATGTCAGCGAGACGCTGCCCCAAGATCAGGTTTGGATGTATTCGGAGGGATGAATGTGACCATAAAAAGTTGGAAGGCCTTCGTCATTTGGATGACCGTTCTTTTCATCTGCTTTATCTGGTCGACACTTAAACCATCGGCTCCCTTTTCTGTTCTCGCCGAATGGGGCACGATTGGCTTTCTTGGATATATCACAAAGCGAGTCGCCCAAAAGGCTAAATGGTTCATCGGTGGCGAGAATGGTGAAGCGCCTCCTTCGCAAGGGCAGGGAAAATGAACGGGATTTTTGAGCAGATCCGAAAGTGGTTAGTCCTGGCAGTCGTGGTTTTTGTTATCCTCTCCATTTTCCTTTTCGTTAGAGATATCCAAAAATCAGCGGCTTACAAGATCGAGAAAAAGAATACCGAAGAAAAGATTAAGGCTGCGGAGGCCAGGATCAGCGCTGCCGAAAAGTCCGAAGTTGAGCACAAGGCGGAGGCTGCGAAAAATAAAAAGGCCGCGGACGAGGAAGCTGTAAAGCGTGAGGCAGACAATAAAGCATCCGAGAAAAAGCTCCGGGAACAAAACGAGGCCTGGGAAAAGAAAGTTTCGGCCATGACCGCGGACGCCGTAGTAGAGGACACGCGGGTCCGACTCAAACTCGGCGAAACTGATGTTTACAAGAATTCGTTCGGCGTCCAATTCAGTCTGGTTGGCGCAAAGACCAACCTCCTGAGAATAGCCGATGCCGATTCCTTCACCCTAAAAAAGGAGCCTCAATACAAAAAAAACGAGGAGAGCTTTAAAGAGCAGATTGCGAAGCTCATGTCTTCAAGCGACGAGGACAAAAAGGCACTTGCGGATTGTGATGGCACGAAGGAAGAAAACAAGCAGATTAAAATCGAGAATGATAGCCTACTGAAAAAAAGCGAGAGCCAGGTTAAATGGCTGAAGATCACAATCCCGGCCGCCGGCATCGCCATTCTAAGTGCCGGACTTTATCTATGGTCAAAGCTAAGGGGGAAATGATGGCAGAACCAATAACTTGGGCGGCGGTAGGAATGGCAGCGATTTCTAATGTGGCGACTTGGCTCGTAATAATTAAGGGCAAGAACGGTCGTCAGGGGAAAAATGGTAATCCCTGTAATGATCATGGGACGCGACTCACCACGCTCGAAGCCAACGAAGAAAATAGGGACAAAAAAATCGATCTTTTCATTGATCACAACGACAAGGCCCATGAAAAGATATTTGAGAGATTAGGGATCATCGGATGAATAAAAAATGGGCCGGAGGATACTTGGGCAGAGTTATTACCTCCCCCTTAATAGCGCCAAGAATCGAATCCGGCCCTTTTGAATAAACCATGAAAAAGCTCGAACCGCGAAAGCGCCTTTTTATCCATGAGTATCTCGTGGATCTTAATGGGACTCAGGCTGCAATCCGGGCGGGTTATTCAAAAAGGGGGGCTGATGTTCAAGCCGTGCGTTTGCTAAGGAATGCTAGGATTAAGGCTGCGATCGCAAGGGTGATGAAGCGGAGGGAAAAGAAACTCGAGATCACGGCTGATAAATGGCTCCGCGAGCTCGCAATACTCGGATTCTCTGATTTGGCTGATTACATTGAGATCAATGCTGATACCGGAGCGATTCGAGCGAAGGCTTTTGAGGAAATGCCGGAAACCAAGAGCCGTGCCCTTGAATCAATTCAGGAGGATCGGATTGTCAGAGAAGATGCTAAAGGTGAACAGTCGATCGTAAATGAGAAAATCAAATTCAAATTGCATTCTAAAATCGATGCCTTAAAAACCATAGGGCAGCACCTTGGCTTCCTTAAGGACAAGGTTGAACATTCCGGCGAGATTAAAGCTCAGGTGATCTTTGTTATGCCTAGACCCAATGGCAAAGAACCGAAATGAACGTGATCTATAAAGCGACAGAACGACAAGCAGCCTTTCATATTGCGCCCGAGATGTTCAAACTCTATGGTGGGGCGATGGGCGGAGGCAAGACGTATGCCTTGTGCGCCGAAGGGATCGCACTCTCCTGTGATTATCCGGGCAACCGCGGCTATATCTGCCGGCATGAGCTCAAGAGTTTCAAGCGGACAACGCTCCTTGTCCTCAACGACATGCTTGAGCGCTCTGGCTTAATCTCTAATCATCATCAGACCGATAATTATTATCTGCTCAGGAATGGCTCAACGATCTACTATGGTGGCCTCGGAGATGACGTAAGCGCCATTGAAAAGCTGAAGTCTATGGAATTGGGTTGGTATGCGATAGACGAAGCCTCAGAGACCTCTGAGAAGTTCTTTCTCATGCTGGCCTCGCGGCTAAGACTCAAACTCCCAGGCATTCGCTACTTCGGACTCCTGGCTTCTAACCCCGATCCCGGTTGGCTCAAATATAGATTCATCGATAAGAAGCAGAGCGATCATCTTTTTGTCCCGGCCTTACCCAGAGATAACCCCCATTTGCCCCCGGATTATGTGGCCCGCCTTCAGTCGGTATTCCCCGAGGAATGGCAGAAACGGTTTATTGAGGGAGACTGGGGAGCATTTGAGGGCACGAATAATGTCTTTCCCTATGGGGCTATTAGAGATGCTCTTATAAAGGAAATTAAGGCTAGTCCGCCGAAAGAAATTGGGGTCGATGTGGCGCGTTATGGAGACGATGAATCTATTATCGCTTATCGGGAAGGGGCACAATTTTCAATCCTAGAGGTTATAAGAAAATCTGACCTTATGTCGCTAACGGGGCGAATCGTTCATCATATCAAAACAAAAAATCCCGATGCCACGAAAATTGATGCCGATGGAATGGGAGCCGGTGTTGTCGATAGGCTGAGGGAACAGAAATATCCAGTTATCGAAGTCCATGCTGGCGCAAAGGCCAAAAATTCCGAGCGATTTGCAAACCAAAAGGCTGAAATCTACTGGGGCTTTCGTGAGCGGCTTTTGGCTGGTGACGTGGTTCTGCCCGACGATCTTGAACTTCAGGCCCAGCTTACGAGTTGCACTTACAGGATTAAATCGTCCGGCCAGATTGAGATAACACCCAAAGACGAAATGAAGAAGCAGGGACTTAAAAGTCCTGACCGGGCTGAGGGGATAATTTATGCGGCGGCGAATTTAAGTTCTGGTTCTTACTTCGGATTTACCGAGCATGAGGTCTATTGATGCGAATAGCTGAATTTATCCCGGGCGTGAAGGAAATTATCGCGCTTAAAGCCGAAGTCAAACATCTGCGATCTGTCCAGGAAAATATGCTTGTCGCCGGCGATGCTGAGCAGCAGGCGAAATATAAGGGCAATAGTTATCAATCATATGAGAAAGCTGTTACGGAGATATCGAGGAAATATCAAGGCATAGCCGATTGGGGTGTCCTGCAAACCGGGAACGTCATCGATTTGCGGGCCGCGTTTATCATCGGTCAGGGATTGAAGATCACGGCTAAAACCGAGGGCGCCGATAATGAAATGGCGTTCGCTCAAAAGTTTATCGAGGACAACGGGTTAGATCACGAACTCGCTCAGGATTTGGCAAAGGAAGCGGAGATTGAAGGCAAGATGCTGATTAAGTTATTTGCCGAGTCAGCCGCCGATCCAAACGACGAGACCAAGAAGCGGACAAAGATCATGATTCGGTGGGTGAGCTGGACGCAGACGAAATACAAGATTGAAACCGACGCGAATGATTATGCGAAAATTGAGAAGGCGACATGGAAAGAGGAAGGGAAATCCAGCGAGAGCCTCGAGCCGCCAACTTTTGTCTATAAGAAATTCGGTGGTCGGCTGAATATGCCCAATGATGCCATGCCACGGGTAGGTAAATGCCTGACGCAGATCGATAATCTCGATAAAGCACTCCGGGATTGGCGAAAGATTAATGAACTATATGCGGCCCCAACCCCGGATTTCGAATTTGAAGATGCAAAGCAGGCTGAGGAATGCAATAAGTGGCTCGAAAAAGTGAATTGGAAAATAGGCAAAGGATTCGCGCATGTCGGAAAATTTGGTTATAAGCAACCGGATGCTTCCGGTCAGCAGGCAATCGAGAATGAAATCATAACGCTGATGAAAATGATCAGTGGGACGACGGGTGTTCCGATTCATTTTCTGGGAGCTCCGGAACTCACAACGAAATATGGCGCGGCGAATGAAAGCCTACTCGAGCTCATCGAAGCCTCGACATCGAAGGAACGCGAAATCTGGAAGGGCGGATACCAGGAATTGATAACCAAGGCGATGCTGATGTGGAATGTCGAAAGTAAAATTGGGCAACGGCTTGATCCTACCAAGATTGGCGTTGAACTCGTGAGAATCACTCAGGCGCAATGGGATCGTGTTGAAAAGATATATCTGCCAATGTTCCTTGGTGACGCGCTCACGTTACCGGGATTGCTTGAGCAGGTGCCCGGGTTCGATGTTAAGGCGGAGCAAAAACGGCGCGACGAAGAAGACGGGAAATCGCTTGAGAAATTTAATAAAAATATTCCGGTGGCGGACGGAGGAGATTTAAATGCCTTACCCCAATGAGCATTCATGTCGGATCAAGGATCCAGGTGTATTTCAGCCGGATTCTTTTCGTCGGATGAAAACCGGAATCCTTTCAATTATCATCGGGAGGTTGAAGGGCGAATCAAAGACCACGACCCAGGCATATCGATATCCCACGGCGGACTGGACAGAGGACGCCGCACGAAAGCATTGCCAGGACAATGACGGCCGGTTTGAGCCGGCGGCAAAGGAGGATTGAATGGGAAAAGATTTACTTGGTCAAGGTTCTCATATGGTCGCCGGCCGGACCTATCGAAACGTGCTGACAACCAACGAACAGAAATCCACGGGCCCAGTTGAACCACAGAAATTGACCGTCATAACGACGGCGATCATTCCGGACGCGCCGAAGATTGCGCCTCCGATCGTCGGGACGGACCTTAGCAAGATGATCACGACGCATGATGAGCCGAAGGCTCTGACCGACCTTGTTTCACCGACCATATATGAAATACCACCGAAGCCGCCCATTGAAGAAGAAAAGAAAAAGGTGGGAAGGCCGAAGAAGGTAGAAAAGGAAAAATGAAATTATTTCATAAGTGGTTACTCCGGCGTCGGATTAAAAAGGCCCAATCTCTGATTCTGAAGATCGAAGATACCCTCTGCGCCATGAACGCGCCCCGATGGAAGCGGAAGCAAATCTGGCGCGATTTTATCAAGACCAACTCCGGCCGGGAGACCATCCTAACTATTCTAAATGAGGCGGGCAAATGAAGATCAAAATCGCGGGCGAGCAGATTCAGGAAATGGCGGCTGAGGAAATCCTGGATCACGTGAGCACATCCGCTTATTTGCGAATTAAGGGCAAGGATAATAAACCTAATTTCCGTGCCTATTGCATTGGTCATGAGGGCGAATCGACCGGCAAAGTCGTCGGCATGGGTCGTGTCATCAAGAAATGGGCACATTCCGCGATTGAGAATATTAACAAGAAACTCGCCCTAGGGACAAAGATTTTCCATATGCACAGCGCGACAAATGAGCACGAAGGCCGCAAGCCCATCGGCGAAATCGTAGGCAAGACACTCTCCGATATCGCCGGGAAGTTGTCGGCTATCGCCATTGCCTATATCTATCCAGCCTATCACGACGTCCCCCTGGATGTGGCGTCGATTGAGGCGGAAATTAACATGCCCGAAACGATCAACGCCAACGCCCGTGCGGTGGACGTCGATGTTGAGGAAATAACGGGGATTGCCTTGGGCAATTCCGCGATTGTAAAACCCGGATTCGCAGGCGCAACACTCCTGGCTTCATTACAGGAGTTTGCCGACAATGCGGATCGCGGCAACCGCTCCAAAGGAGGAGGCGAAACCATGACTCTTGATGAAATCAAAACGGCCATCAAGGAGGGACGCTATCGGCTCTCCGACGTTTTCGGAGA